CCTATGGTCAGGTATCAACCGATCAATCCAAACCCCGCATAGATCGTTTTATTGATTCTCTCGCAATCAAATGATCCGGCATTTTTTGCCCTTCGATTGGGACATGACCTTCGCTTTTGAGTGCCCCACAACGCTCCCCGCCCCAAGGAAAAATCAGGTTTTCCCAGATGTGCTTATTTCGTGTAGTATTCGCCTATATCGTTTAAGGAGGATGTATGGAACAGATGTATCAGATAGAAAAGAACGTACCGATACCGCAACCGAGAAAGAGGTACTCGTATCCGTATGCTCAGTTGCAGGTGGGGGAGAGTTTTTTGGTGACCGGCATGAAGATGCAGTCCTTATCCAACATGAATCTGAGGAATGGGAAGTCTTTGGGTAGACGCTTTGTTTGCCGCAAAGAGGGTGATGGCATACGGATATGGAGGATTGAATAATGGCACTTACAGACCAATTAGAGCCTACGGCTAAGTTGAGGATCGTGAAGGTGTTGGAGGAGTATGTGCTTCAGCAGTGGTGGAGTAATGCGGTCAACGTCAGGATGGGGCCAGCGCAGATGATCAAGGGCGAGTGGAGAGACATCCCTGTGGTGGAAGAAGAGTGAGCGAGGTGTTGTTTGCCTTTGCCGTTGGCCTTGTTTGTGGCTACGTGCTTGGAGTTGTGATGGGGCAAGTCTAATGACTGTGCGGGGGTTTGATGTAAAGAAAACGGCGCAGGCTTGGTTTAAGCAAGCGTCTAATCTGGATAAGGATTACTTTTGGCGCTGCATGAAAAGCCATAAGGAAAACTCTAAACCTAATGGAGACTATCCTTATTGTGGTATACACGCTGAAACGTATAAACTAATGGTCAACCACCCTTGGGGTCAGGAGTATCTAAAAATTGTCAAACTTAAATAAGGTTCTCCCTCAGATTGCTCCCATGTGTACCGATATGTGGGAACACTTCCCCACCCTTAGAGACTTTGCCCGTGAGTGTGCCTCTGTAGTCGAGATGGGGGTAAGAGGAGGATGCTCTGCCTACGCTTTGGCTGCTGGATTAGAGGCCAGCCCCTACAAAGGCAAGTGGATGCTCTACTTGGATATTAACGCCTGCCAAAACCCGAAGTTAGAGGAACTGTGCAAACTCTCTGAGATCAGCATCGAGTTTAAGCAGGCAGACTCCCGGCACGTTGATATACCCACCTGTGACCTACTCTTTATCGACACCCTGCATACCTATGGGCAATTGAAGGTGGAGTTGGAGTTACACCACTCCAAAGCCAAGCAGTACATCATCATGCACGACACAGATGCCCCTTGGGGGTTTAAAAACGAGGTGGATGATGGCTCACCTGATCGAGGTCTTTGGCCTGCCATAGAAGAGTTTTTAGCGGAACACAAAGACTGGATACTGCATGAGCGCTACCGCAACTGCCACGGGCTAACCATACTGTCTCGCGCATGAAGTTTGACACTAAGAAGTTTTACCAGTTTTGCCGCAACCTAAAGATTGAATCCAAAGAGCAAGGCATGATTACCTTGGGGGAAACCCTATTAGGCACGCAGACCTATGTGATTGATGAGGTAGCCAAGGGTTTAGAAGAGAACATTCATTTCTTTATTGTGCTTAAAGGCAGGCAGTTAGGGATAACCACTATAAGCCTTGCTATGGATTTGTATTGGCACTTCCTAAACCCCGGTATGCAAGGCACGCTTACAACCGATACGGAGGAAAACCGTGAACAGTTTAGAAGCACCCTACAGATGTACATGGACGGACTACCAAAGGAATACAAGATTCCTCTCATGTCCCACAACAGAAACCAGATGGTTCTTAAAAACCGATCAAGGATGTTCTACCAAGTCGCAGGCACAAGATCAAAGGGAACACTGGGACGCGGTAAAGGTATCACTTTCTTGCACGGCACTGAGACTTCTTCTTGGGGTGACGAAGAAGGACTCGCCTCTCTTCTCGCCTCCCTTGCAGAAACAAACCCACTACGCTATTACATGTTCGAGTCCACCGCCCGTGGGTTCAATATGTTCCATGACATGTGGGTAACAGCCAAGAGAGCGCGTACCCAAAAGGCCATATTCTGTGGCTGGTGGCGCAATCAACTCTATGCTGCTGACCCAAATTCCGATGTGTACCGCGTCTACTGGGACGGAAAACTTAGCCCAGAAGAGAAAGAATGGACGCGAGAGATTAAAAAAGTTTACAACTACGAGATCAATAGCCGCCAGATGGCTTGGTGGCGCTGGAAACTGCACGAAGGACTCAAAGACGAAGGCTTAATGTACCAAGAGTTTCCTCCTACCGAGGATTACGCCTTTGTGATGACCGGCTCATCCTTCTTTTCTACTAGCAGGTGTACCGATGCTATGAAAGAAGCAAAGTTAATAGACGCTAACTATTATCGGTTCAGCATGGGGGCTAACTTCCAAGACACGGAGTTAATAAAGTCTACCGCTAGGCTATCTACCATGACGATTTGGGAAGAACCCATTGACTCTGCCTATTACGTGATCGGTGCTGACCCTGCCTACGGCTCATCTGACTGGGCTGACCGCTTTTGTGTGCAGGTCTACCGATGCTATGCCGATGGGCTAGATCAGGTGGCTGAATTCTGCTCTGCTGAACTTAATACGTTTCAGTTTGCGTGGGTTATCTGCTACTTGGCAGGCGCTTATAAGAACTCCACCCTAAACTTGGAAGTCAATGGCCCCGGACAGGCGGTTATTAACGAGATGCGTAACCTAAAGAGGCAGGCAACCGCTATGGGTGGATCAGAGGCGGCAAGTTTATACAACGTACTAGCCAACATGCAGCACTACCTATGGCGAAGAAACGACTCTATGGGCGGCGTTTCTAATAGCATTGGCTGGGTAACTACTCACTCCAGCAAAGAACGGATGCTCAATTACTTCAAGGATTACTTTGAGCGTGGTATGTGTAATGTGTATGGCGTTGATTTACTAGATGAAATGAAAGGTATAGTGCGTGACCAAGGGACAATCGCAGCATACGGAAGGGGAAAAGATGATCGCGTTATTGCTTCAGCGCTGGCCTGTGCAGCCTATGCAGAGCAAGTCCAGCCAAGACTCATTGCTCAACGACTCACTAGGGTACAAAAGCAAGCGCAAGACGAAAGCGCCACAAATCCTGAAGGAGAGCAAGTCCGGCGGCAGGTCAATAACTACCTCAAGGCACTTGGCTTTTAGATATGGATACGGTACTGACTAAGCAAGAGATCATCCGTAGGCTTGAGATTATGCGATCTAAGCGCAAGCGCGGCTTTACCATGAAGATGTTTGCAGCCTTTGCCGCTATAGGCTACCGGCACATGGAGTCGATCACCCGCGATCAGACTTCTAACTTTACCGAACTCACCCAACGCAAGTTATCTAGGGCGCTTATGGCTTTGGAGCGAGGGGAGGCTGGCCCAAGGATAGACATTTTGGGCAAGAAGTTTATAGACTTTCACCCAAAGGCAAAGCCCGTTTTGCGCCGCAGTATGGGGCTTCAGATGACCGCCGATGGGTTCAAGATGAAGGTAGGAATCACCAATAAGTACGACTTTTCTAAACCAAGACTTGATGACTCAGTGAAAAAAAGGGGCTAATATGGCAGTGATGAACGACTATAAGTGTCCGGCTCACGGATACTTTGAATCGCGTGAAGCGGTATGTCCTCATGGGTGTACCGATGTACAAGTGGTTTTCTTGCAGCCTGTCGGTATGACAAGTGATCGTACCAAGGGTAGCGACAAAACCCTAAAACAACTTGCACTGGACTTTAAGATGAGCGATGTGAAGTCTGTCAAAAAAGGTGAGGCACAACCACCACGGTTTGCAAAACCTGACAACCCATTTGCCCCACGATGGGGTTCTCCGGGTGATCTTGGCGGGTTTAACTTGCGTTCTGTCGGAGGCGAAAACGTATCCGGCATCGGTGCAGTCAAAGAATCAGCAAAACTTTCGGGGCCGCGTATTGGCAGTTATATTGCCGACCATCAAAACTTAAAAGTTGAAAAATGAGAATACCTACCGACCCATTAGAACGTGAGATGTTCTACATGGACGTTATGCAAAAGTGCATGGTGTCTATGGAGTCCAGACGCACGGAATCAGAAGGCTTGCGATCCTACTACCTGTTTGGTGCAGGGCCAGAAGAAGCGCCAGCGCAATATAACAAAATATTTCCGCACATAGATCAACTATCTGCGTTTATGTATGCAGCAGATTCTACACGCTTTTCAATTAACATTGGAGCAAGCGAATCTGAAGAGTATCAACGCATGGTGCCTGTTTTAACCAAGGCGTTATACGATTATTGGTTAAACAGCAACGCAGATCAGGTCTTTGGTCAAGCGCTTAACTGGTCATTTTGCTACAACACAACCTTTGTTAAACCAGTTTGGCGCAATGGTATTCATCCTTACATGGTAGAGCCTGCTGCCGTTGGCGTGTTGCGCGAAGATGTGCCGTACACGGATCGGCAAGAAGCCATGATCCAGCGCTACTACATGACTAAGAGCGAATTGTTCTCACGCCTTTGGTCGCACCCCAAGCGTGATGAATTGGTGCGCCGCATCACCTTCTCTCAACAAGAAACGTCTGACAATGCTTCCGGCATGGATCGCGTCATTACGTCTGCAACCAATCCTACGATTTACGGAAACATTAACTTAAACCTGACCGGCGTAAACCGCTACGTGCCAATGATTGCCGAAGATACGGTGATGATGCACGAACTATGGATTTATGATGACGAGCAAGACGATTACATGTGCGTCACGATTGCTGACCCAGACGTAATAATCTTTGATCGCTCATCCAAGATGATGTTCTTAGAAGGCGAAGTGCCTTTTGTTCAGATTTCTCCCAACCCACAGTACGACTACTATTGGGGACAATCTGAAGTGCAGCGCTTAATCTTCTTGCAAGACATGCGTAATAAGCGCACCACCCAGATCATGCAATTGCTGGACAAACAGGTAGACCCACCCACCGTATTACAGGGGTTTGGCGGTCTTTTAGATGAGAAAACCTTTGCTCTACGCCGTGCCGGTGGCCTATTGGCTAACGATATGCCCAATGGCAAGGTAGAACAGTTTGCTCCAGACATTCCAAATGACATATTCCGTGAGATTGCTGAGATTGATGCCATGTTTGCGGAGGCTTCAGGTATCGTTTCCGTTCTACAAGGCCGGGGTGAAAGTGGTGTTAGAAGCGCTGGACATGCCTCCCAACTGGCTAGACTCGGCTCTTCACGGGCTAAAAAGCGTGCTTTGGTCATTGAAAGCGCCTTGGAAAAACTGGCTACCCTCTATTTGAAGATGATGATGGTATATGATGATACCGTTTACGTTGATGAAAAGGGTAATAAGTTTATAGCAAAACAGTTTACCGATGATTTCAATGTCAAGGTTGATGCCCACAGCAACAGTCCTATCTTCATGGAAGATCAGCGGGAGATGGCTTTTAGCCTCTATCAGGCTGGAACCATCAGCAAAGAGCGTTTGATCGAGATGATTGACCCGCCGATGAAGCAACAACTGCTTGAAGATTTGAAAAAACAGACTCAAACTATCCAAACGCCTCAAAGCCCTGAGATTCCTCAGAGCCAAGAGCCAATTGCACCTCAACCGGGAGAGATAGATGGCGGCCCTGCCTAACCAACCAGAAGGAAATCTGCGTAGTGGCGATCAGCCACGCGCTACCGAGACTTCTATCAAGGATACCGAGCGTAGTATGGGTAGAATCTCCTATACACGCCAAGCACAGCGCGGAAACTTCCCCAAAACTTCATACGGTACCCGTTACATGCGGAAATCATAAGTGGCGAAAATGCGAACACTTACTTTTTTTTGGTTGACACAATAGTTTGTAACAATTGAAAATCCGCACATCATAGGAACAGGATCACTTATGGCTGTTTCAAGCAAAGAAATGATGGACATGCTCAAATCTGAGCAACCACAACCGACACCGCCTCCAAACGAGCAGGCGAGTCAGACTGCCCCTATGCCTTCCCCCATGACCACGCCTGAGCCACAGTCAGGAAACATGGAGCAGGCACGTTTGAACGTGATGATGGCACTCGACATGCTACAAAACGCCCTGCAAACCTTTGGCATGCAGTCCGAAGAGGGTATGGCGCTTCAGGATGTTGTTGGAAAGATTACGGCTAAGTTTGGTGAGCGTGAGTCGGATACCCGACAGTTGATGCCTGCCGAGATTATGAATCTAATTCAAACCTTGCCGCAGGCCGGTGGTGCAACGCCTGAAGCAAGAGCAGTTGCAGCAGCACCAGCACCCGGAACCGAACAACCTCCATTACCAGTTTAAGGAGAATTAAATGGAACTTTTCAAACCACGCGGAAATCTTGCTCCGCGCCGACCCACGGATAACACGCAGCAAAACGGTCAAGTGGTCAACACTCCCCGCTTTGCTGAGTTTGGCGGTCTTACTGCACCGAACAAAATCGGCCCCAAGAACAAAATGACTCTTGGCAAGCCGGGTGACGGTAAAAAAGTCATCTAAAGACAGAAAGGGGCTAAAAAATGTCATTAGAGAATTTATCCGTAGAAGCGCAACAGGAATTGGCTGCCTTGGCTAAGACATTGGCTGAGAATCCCAATACCCGCAAGCAATTCTTACAACTAACAAAACAAGTACGTCCTGATGTTCCAATCCCTGAGATTGAAATTGAAGAGCGTACCAATTCCGTATTGAAGCAAGCCGAAGATCGCGTGAAGTCCCTTGAGGACAAACTGCGTCAAAAGGAAGCCAAAGAGGAATTGATGAAGCGCCGCGATACCTTAATCAAAAAAGGACTTGTTGACTCCGAAGATGAAATCAAGGATGTTGAGAAGTTAATGGTTGAAAAGGGTATTGCCAATCACGAGACTGCCGCTGAGTACCATTCGTGGATGAAGCAGGCAGCAGCACCTACACCATCGCAGTTCCCGCAGCCCGTAATGTCGAAGTTCAATACCAAGGATTTTATGAAGAATCCGGTAGGCGCTGCGCGTGATGCAGCACATGCGGCATTAAACGAGTTTAGGAAGAATCCAAGGCCAATCGGTCTTTGATTCTATTGGTTTAGGGGCTTTTTTTTAGGAGATCAAAATGCCTATTGGCGGTGGAATTATACCGGCCTCTGGTAGTCAACAGTATACGGAACTTACGTATGTAACCCGTAGAGCGTTTATTCCCAAGATGGTCGTGCAGATTTACAACTCTACGCCCCTCATGGCTGCACTGATCGCCAATAGTCAAACCGCTTCTGGCGGTGTGTCATCGGTGACGGTGCCCGTTCAGGGGTCGCAGTTTGTCAACGCACAATGGTCAGATTATTCTGGCTCTTTTGCACAACCTTCAGTTCAGCAAGGCGCTTATAACGCTGAGTTCAACCTGAAACTGCTTGTCTCTCCGGTACCGTTCCTCGGTATGGAAGGCGCAGTTCAGCAAGACTACGCGATCATCCCCCTCATCGAGGCTCGTATGAATGATGCGACCAACGTGATGATGGATGCTATGGCTACCTCGCTGTACACCAACACCTCGGATACTCAGCAGTTTACGGGCTTGCCCATCGCTGTTGACTCTTCTGGCACCTACGGTGGAATTAGCCGTAGCGCTTATTCGTGGTGGGCTTCCAAAGAGTACGCTGCCGGATCGGTCAACCCGACTCGTCAGAACGTACTTCAGTACATCTCCGGTACCGTTAAGAACTGTGCAGAAGTGCCGACATTCGGTGTCTGCGGTTTTGGTACTTGGACATTGCTGGCTCAGGACTACGTAGGCCAAGAGCAGTACATGATTACTCCGGGTTCCGGGTTCGATGCTGATGCCAATGGCCCTCAAGCCGCTTTCCGCGCTTTGATGGTTGCTGGTGTTCCCATCTATCCTGATCCTTATTGCCCGGAAGGTACTCTGTACCTGCTGAACACAAACTATCTGTCCATGTACATACATGAGCAGGCATCGTTTGCGTTTACTGGCTTTGAATCGACTCTGCCAAACTTCCAAATTGGTTATGTTGGCGCTGTCTTGATGATTGCCGAAATGGTAAGCACCAAGCCTAAGTCGATGACGAAGGTTACTGGCTACAACTCTCTGACACTGTAAAGGAGAAATAGACATGCCTTCATTAGCCCTTAATAAAATCCTGTTAGCAAGCGCTAACGCCAACAGCACGGCTGCATACTTCATTGCAGGCTCTACCGGCCTGACTTCTGGAGCATCGTCCGTGTTGGCTGCTGGTTCGTACATTTTCTATCCAGTAGCAAACGTAGCCGTTCAGGTGAACAACTCATCTGCCGGTACTGGCTTTGCTAACGTGTTGGCTAACAACACCGGCGGTTTTATGATCGCTGACGGTACAAACGTGCGTATTACTAACCTTGGCAACCAACTTGTTACGTCTACCTATGTTGTGGTCGGCAGCGAAGTCGCTGCTCCCGAAACATTCGGTAACGTATAAGGAGGCACTATGGACGCAAATGCCGTAGGTCGTGAATACCCAGATGGCTTTGGGTATAAGCGTCTTGGTTTCCTACAAGGCCAATCTATTGGCACTGCTGGAGACACTGTAGTTTCCGTGCAGGACGGCAATAAGTACATTGTGCGTCAAGTTACGCTAAGTAACTTTAGCGGCGCAGCAACCGGCGCTGACGTTGGGGTTCACACCTCAACGGCAGCAACCGGAACAGATGTTGCAGATACACAAACTTTGACCGGCGCTTCTAGCACCTCATCGTATGTGAACCTGACTTTATCTGCTGCGGCAAACGCCAATGTGTTTACTGCACCTGCTTTGTATTTTAACGTCAACGTGGCAGCATCCGGGGTAACTTGTGATGTAGCCATTTACGGAGATATTGTCACACTATGAGCCAAAGTATCTTTGTAACCAACAAAGGGATTCCAGCAACCGGACGTTTTGAAAACACTGAATATGTTTTTGAAACCAATAAGGAGGTTGAAATCTCGTTGGAGGCTGCAAAGCATATCTTTGGTTATGGCGATGATGATAAAGAGCAGTATTTTGTCAGGCTTGGCTGGATGAAAATGAACACAGACTTGCCTCGCGCAAAAGAGCGCTTGGCTGAGTTTTCGTTTTCTAACGAGCCTGCAAAGAAAGTCCACTTGACAGCCCCGGTGGTGGAACGAGTAGCCGCGCCAATGCCCAAGGTTCAAAAAGCCGAGGTCAAAGGCGTGGCAAAAGTCCAACAGTTACAGTAATGAGGGCTTATGCCAACCTTATCAGACTACATCACCGAAACACGGCGGTTGCTGCATGACGTTAATGGCAACTTCTGGACTGACTCAGAACTAATAGACTACATCAACGATGCACGGGGTCATACCGTGCAGGATTCTGGGTGTAGGCGAATACTACAAACCTATACCTTGACGGTAGGCGATGAAACCATCGACTACTTAGATTTGCCGCAAGGCAATAACACGATTGATATTCTTAATATCAACCTTTACTGGGGCGATAGTCGCTGGCCCATGTATTACATGGCTTGGACGGACTTCAACGCCCAATTACGTTTTTGGCAAAACTACAATGGTAGGCCAATAGGTTTTTCCATTTATGGTGCCAAGACAATTTACATAGGGCCGAAACCGGATCAAGCGTATGAAATCGAACTGGATACTGTCGTTCTTCCGTCACCTCTTGTCACTGGGTCGCAGTCCGACACCGAAATCCAAAGCCCGTTCTACGAAGCAGTCGCGTACTACGCGGCGCACAAAGCCAAGTACCAAGAGCAGTCCTACGGTGAATCGGAAATCTTCAAGCAAGAGTACACGAAGCAAATCCTTGGTGCGTTAAACAGCACATTCACACGCCGACTGCCATCTGTGTACCAATCGGGGTACTAAATGGCGGCTGTCGAGCAAAAGAAATCATACTTTGTAAGCAAGGATTTCAAGGGCGTAAACGTCAAAAACAACCGCACCGCCATTGGCGAGGGCGAGTTTGCTTGGCTTGAGAATACTCAGCCCATCGGCTACGGCAATATCAAGATTGTTAACTCGCCACAAAACGTGGCTAATGTGTCTTTTGCCAATACGGTTACGTATATGGCATCGGCAAACATCAATAATACTGAGTACATGTTTGCCTTCCAGCAAAACGGAAGCGCCCAGTACGTCAATATTGAGACTAATACTCAAGGCAACCTAGCCGCTGCCAACACTTTTTCCAATGCTGACGTACAGATTGTGCAGTGGAAAAACGAAAGAATCCTAATTATTGACCCTGTTAAGGGCTATAAAACTTGGGACGGAACAAACCTTGTTAGTATCGGTAGCATTGGCACAGTAACCGTCAATAATGGTGGCGCTAACTATGTTGCCCCTACCGTTACCTTTGGCGCACCCGGAGAAACTGGGGGAGTTACGGCTACAGGAGAGGTGGTTTTAGTTGGTAATGCCGTATCTCAAATCATTGTTACGGAGGCCGGAAGTGGCTACACATCTGCACCTACAGTCACGATCACAGATACAGGAGGCAACGGTGCTGGCGCTAATGTCACTTGTACTCTTTTTAGTCAAAATGGCAATTCTATTGCTACTTTCAGTGGTCGTACTTGGATTGCTGATGGTCGCACGGTGTACTACTCTGCTGCTGACACCTACAATGACTTTATATCGGTATCTAGCGGATTCATTACGCTTACCGACTCAACGCTAAGAACCGACATTGCCGTAATTATTGCAGCAAACAACTTCCTGTATATTTACGGTGAAGATAGCATTAACGTGTTTTCTGATGTACGGGTGAATAGTACAACAGGTGAAACAATATTTACCAATACCAACGTATCGGCATCTATTGGTTCTAACTTCAAGTACGCTATTTTTCCGTATTTCCGATCCATGTTGTTTATGAATCGCTACGGGGTCTACGCCCTAGTGGGCGCTACAACCTCCAAGATCAGCGATGACATAGATGGAATCTTCCCAGACATAGACTTTACCAAGCCCGTAACGGCTGGTCAGGTCTTGCTTAACAATATTCTGTGCGCCTGCTGGACATTCACCTACAACGAGGCTACTAACGGCACTACCACGCCACGGGAAATCCAAGCCATTTTCTTTGATCGAAAATGGTTTTTTACAAGTCAAGGGGACAATATAACCCGCACGGCTTCGGCAGTGATTTCTGGCAATATTCTGATGTATGGCACGAATGGGCAAGACCTAATTAAGTTCTACCAAGACAGCACGACAGGTATTGAGTGGGAGGTGGTGTCTGCCCTCTGGCCTATGGGCGATCCAATTAGGGACAAACAAGCCCTAAAAGTCGGTATTGAGGCTACGCTTGGCACTGGCTTTGCTGACTTTACAGCCTTTATAGACTCTGAAAATCAGCAGTCTAACGCCATCAGTTTTGCCAACTCTATCGACTGGATCAACAACTCTAGCCAAGTGGTGCAATGGACTAACTCTAGCGGCACCCCTATTGGCTGGACTTCTTCTACCGTGACTGGCGGTTCTGACTACTATCTATACAAATCCGATGCCAAGATGTATGGTAAGTATCTTGGAATCACCCTTGACGGAACAACTACGCCGTTTACGATCAACGGCTTCCAACTTGAGCATGAATTGAGAGCGAGGTTCTAAATGGCACTTCCTGTAACTATACCCAATACGTTTGCTAATGCCACAACGTCTATCCCGTTGTCGCAACTAGATGCTAATTTTTCTACACTATCTAACGCCATAAACGGTATAAACAGTGGTGCCGAAACCTTAGTCAATCTAAAGGCAAGCAACGTCACAATTACTGGCGGCACGATCAGCAACATCACGCTAGATAACGTCACGGTGGACGTAGAAACCCTTAGTAACGTCACCCTTGTCAACGTAAACGTCACAAGCGGCACGATTTCTAACGTCACTATTGCTAGTGGCAATGCAACATTTACTAACGTCACTGCAACTCAGGCTAACTTAACTACAGCCAATGTTACCAATCTTCAGTCGGGTAACGTAGTGGTTACTGGCGGTACATTGACCGGAATTACGGCGGCAAATATTGCTGGTGCCAACATTTCTAGCGGAAACGTGACCATAACCATTGCTTCTTTGGCTAACGGCAATGCTGCGGCACCTTCTTTGCGCTTTACTGACGATACGGACACTGGTGTTTTCCTATCTGGCGCAAATGCCATTTCGTTTACGGAAGGTGGCAGCGGATTCAGAATGGGATTTAGAAACATTCCTGACGGTGGGCCTAAGAATACTTCGTATACGTTGACTACTTCTGACGTAGGCAAGTACATTCAAATTACTTCTGGCGGTTCAATTACCGTACCGGACGGTACGTTTGCCAATGGCGATGCTGTGTCACTGTTTAATAATTCTAGCGGTGCTGTAACGGTAAACTGCGCGATCAGTACGGCTTATATTGCCGGTACGGATAGCGATAAGGCTACGGTTTCTTTAGCAACCCGTGGTGTCGCTACAGTCTTGTTTGCCAACGCAAACGTCTGCGTCATCACAGGGAACGTGTCATAAATGACCGGCATCTTTCAGATTCTTCTTGCAGGGCAGGGTGCGGCTACTATCCTTGCTGACTACCTAGTAGTAGCGGGTGGTGGTGGTGCTGGAAATCACGGTGGTGGGGGTGCGGGTGGATACCGTACATCTGCTGGAACTTCAGGTGGAGGTGCTTCAGCAGAAACCGCTGCAAGCGTTGCAATAGGAACTGCTTACACAATTACAGTTGGTGGGGGTGGTGCTGGAAAAGCATCTGGGTCAAGCGGGTCTGGAACAACTGGAAGCAACTCAGTTTTTTCTTCTATTACCTCATCAGGTGGAGGTGGTGGAGGCCCTTATGAAGGGCCGGGATTAAATGGTGGTTCTGGCGGCGGTTCAGGGGGTACTTTTAGCCCCGGCGTAACTCAATCAGGAGGTTCTGGAACTGCAAATCAAGGTTTTGCTGGCGGTTCTGCGAGTGGAAACCCGTCATCTGGAGCCGGTGGATCAGGTGGTGGTGGCGCTTCCGCAGTAGGTGTAAATTCGTCAGGCTCAGAAGCAAATGGTATTGGTGGTAACGGCGGTGCTGGAGTTGCTTCTAGTATCACAGGTTCAAGCGTAACTAGAGCGGGTGGTGGCGGCGGTGGTGGTGGAGATAACCGAACATCTGGAACCGCTGGCACAGGCGGTGCTGGTGGTGGTGGAAACGGAAGCGCCGCAAGACCCGGAACAGGAAGTGCTGGAACTGCTAACACAGGTGGTGGCGGTGGCGGCGGGTCATCAACAACTGGATCAAACATTGGAGGCGGTGGTGCTGGTGGATCAGGTATTGTCATCATCAAAATCCCATCTACGCACTATGCCTCATTCTCATCTGGTGTAACTTCATCTCTCTCGACTTCTGTTGCGGGATTTAACGTATATACAGTCACGGCTACTTCTACAACGAGTGAGACTGTGACTTTCCTTGCTGGCGCACCTATAAGCGAAGTGCTGATTGTGGCTGGAGGTGGAGGCGGTGGGCATACTAGGGGTGGTGGTGGCGGTGCTGGTGGTTATCGGTCAAGCACAACCCAAGGAATCGTTTTTGGTCAGACCTACACAGTTACAGTAGGCGCTGGCGGCAATGGTTCTTCAAGTGCTACATTGCGTGGTTCTAACGGTTCTGATTCTGTATTTTCAGCAATCACTTCTACCGGAGGTGGTGGGGGCGGGTCTGGAACTGGTGAATTTTCTGGTTCAAATGGCGGTTCAGGCGGCGGTGCTGGAAATCAAAATAATACAAACATTAGTGGAGGCACAGGAAACACGCCAAGCACTAGCCCATCACAAGGTAATAATGGTGGTTCATGCAATGCTTCTGGGCAAGGAGAGATTGCTGGCGGTGGCGGTGGTGGCGCTAGCGCAGTAGGATCAACTTCATCATCTAGTGACAATGGTGTTGCTGGAGGTGCTGGTACTGCGTCCTCGATCACAGGATCAAGCGTTACCCGTGGTGGTGGAGGCGGTTCTGGTTGCGGCAACAATGATTCTGCTACCGGAGGAACTGGTGGCGCTGGAGGCGGTGGTAACGGTGGACAAAGAACCGTTAATAACGCAACTGCTGGAACCGTCAATACTGGAGGGGGCGGTGGAGGCGGCGGTGATAATCAACCCGGAAAAGCAGGCGGCTCTGGCATTGTCATCATTAAAGTACCTGACAACGTAACCGCAACATTCTCTGGTGGCGTTACATCTAGCCTGTCCACATCCGGTGGGTTCAACATCTACTCTGTAACTGCTACGTCTACTACATCTGAGACTGTGACGTTTGCAAGAGCGTTTACTGTTACTGACCTGCTGGTTGTTGCTGGAGGTGGTGGTGGGGGTGGATATTCTGGCGGTGGCGGTGGAGCAGGTGGTTATAGAACATCTACTACCACATCCATATCGCTTGGCACTTCATATACCGTTACTGTTGGCGGCGGGGGCGTTGGTGGAAAATATGCCACAACAACTGTTGCTACAAACGGAAGCAACTCGGTATTTAGCGCAATTACTTCTGCTGGCGGTGGTGCTGGTGGAACAATTAGCCTTGCAAATAATGGTTCAAACGGTGGTTCTGGTGGTGGAGCAAGAGGATCTAGCGTAACCGGCTTTTCCGCAGGCAATGGAAACACACCAAGCACAAGCCCAAGCCAAGGTAATAACGGCGCTGGAAATAACACATCTTCACCTTATAACGGTGGTGGTGGAGGCGGCTCTGGAGGCGCAGCATCGTCAGGAAATCCGTCAAACGGTGGCGCTGGAACTGCAAATTCAATTACTGGCTCATCTGTAACTTACGCTGGTGGAGGAGGTTCTGGTGTTCGGACTGGAGGAACAGGTGGAACTGGTGCTGGTGGCGGTGGGAATGGTGGTGTTGGTGTTGACACAAACAACGGTGGAAATGGAACAGCAAATACTGGCGGTGGCGGCGGTGGTAGCGATGACGGTAACAATACCTCTGGTGGCGCAGGCGGTTCAGGCATCGTAATCTTCAAGATACCTAACGCATATCGTGCGACATTCTCTGGCGGTGTTACCTACTCTGTATCGTCTACAAGCACAGACTTGATCTACACGGTCACGGCTACAAGCACGACTAGCGAGACAGTTAGTTTCTCTGCTGCAACTCCTGCAACTGTTACTACGGACTTCTTGGTAGTGGCGGGTGGAGGTGGTGGTGGTAGCGATGTTGGCGGTGGCGGTGGTGGCGGTGGATATCGTGATTTTTCAAGCCAATCTTTATCAGTAGGAACTGCCTACACGGTTATTC